TCTCTATTCTTATTTTAAATATATTGTTGAATGTTTCTTCTATATTTTGAATACTTTCTTTCGTATAGACATTGATATTGAAAATTTCATGTCGCAACAAAGAAAAGATAATGTAAATCGTTCAAGAATGTATCTTATTGGTGAGAAAATCAAAAATAAGATTGGATACTATCCTTTTTTAACAGGTTTTGTTTTTTGTGTAACATCAGGAACAATTATTCGAAAATTGTACAAATCTTTCAATATACAAGGAGGAGTATCCTCTGGTGTAGGTTCTAAACCCAGATCTAATTCTGATGAAAGAGAAAATGTTTGGTATAATGATAAATTTGAATTATCAAATTTTGAATTGAATCCACCAACTTTGTCATCAAAGGGCATGACTCGAGATAATTTTTGTAAAATTATTAGTAATAATGTTATTCACATTAATTTCTTAACTCGACCAGGCAAATGTATACCTTGAAAAGCTATATGCCTTAAAGGACAACAATATTTGACTAATAATCATAATGTTCCTGATTTTGATGATATTATTGAAGCTGAATTAATATTTAATCATAAAAAAGATGGTTTAAATCAAAATGTCATATTAACTATTTCTAATTCTCAAATAAGTAGATACGATAAAAAAGATTTAGCTATTATAACAATACCTAATCTTCCTCCCCGTAAGGATATAACTCAATATTTTCCTAAAACATTTATGAATATCAAAACAAATGGATTTTATTTATCTAGAGATAAAGATGGGTCACTATGTAGAAACAATTTAAGTATGATACATATTTCCCAAAATTATAATCTAGCCATAAATAACTTTGAAGGTGATATTTGGTTATCCAGATCTACTATGAAAACAGTTCTTGGTGATTGTGGATCCATTATGATTGGTGAAACTGTCAAAGGATATGTTATTCTAGGAATTCATGTTATGGGCTCCACAACAAGTAATAATGTGGGATCCATATGTGTTACACAAGATGAATTACAATATTTTGAGAATAAAAATTCAGATATTAATAATATACAAGCAGGTGCTATTGAATTATCAGCTCCCGGATACCAACGAAGTTTAATCGATCTTGATAAAAAATCAACTGTTCGTTTTTTAACTAGTGGTACAGCTGAAGTTTATGGCTCTTTTGCTGGTTTTAGACCAACACATAAGTCAGCAGTTCAATTAACACCTATGGCTAAATATTTGGATAAATTTGATTATAAAATTAAATATGGTCCTCCCTGTATGAAAGGTTGGGAACCATGGCATATCGCAATTAAAGATATGGTTGATCCAATAATGACGTTTAATAATGATATTATTAATAAAGTTACTGAGAGTTATATCAATGATATAGATAGTTTTAATTTAGATTATAGTGAAATTATGGTTTATGATGATTTTACAGCTATTAATGGTGCACCTGGAGTTGCTTATATTGACAAAATTAATAGAAATTCTAGTGCTGGTAATCCATGGAAAAAATCTAAAAAATTTTTTATGGAAGCCATTGAAGCCCAATATGGTTGTTCAGATCCTGTTAAAGTTGACGACAATATTATGGATAGAGTTGATAAAATTATCTTGAATTATCATGATGGAAAAAGATCCTCACCTAACTTTTGTGCTCATCTAAAAGATGAAGCAGTTTCTTTTAAGAAAGTCAAAAGTAAGAAAACGAGAGTTTTTACAGGAGCTACTATGGATTGGACCATAGTGGTTAGAAAATATTTACTTTCTACTGTACGTATGATACAAAAGAATAGAAATATTTTTGAAGCTGCTCCTGGTACTATTGCTCAATCGACACAATGGTCAGATTTATATGATCATATCACCAAATTTGGAGTTGATCGAATAATTGCCGGAGATTATAAATCTTTTGATAAAAGAATGCCTCCAGCATTTATTTTAGCAGCATTTAAAATCCTTAAAAATTTATGTATTAAATCGGGAAATTTTAGTGCTGATGATTTAAAAGTTGTTGATGGTATAGCTCAAGATACAGCTTTTCCATTAATTGATTTCAATGGTGATTTGATCCAATTTTATGGTTCAAATCCTTCTGGTCATCCATTAACTGTTATTATCAATAGTATTGTTAATAGTCTTTATATGAGATATATTTATTATGAATTAAATCCTCTGAACGAATGTCAGAGTTTTAAATCAAATGTGTCTTTAATGACTTATGGTGATGATAATATTATGTCAGTTTCAAGAGATATTGACTGGTATAATCATACTACTATTTCAAATCAATTTGCAGAGAATAATATTGTTTATACCATGGCTGACAAAGAAGCCGAAAGTATACCTTTCATACATATTCACGATGCTAGTTTTTTAAAAAGAACTTGGCGTTATTGTGAAGAAGTTGGAGCTCATTTAGCCCCTCTTGATCATGATTCCATCGAGAAAATGTTGATGATATGGGTTCGTTCAAAATCTATATCTCAAGAAGAACAGATTATTGCTGTTATTACATCGGCTGTTAGAGAATATTTTTTCTATGATAGAGTAATATTTGAATCTAAAAGGGAACTTTTATTTAACCTTGTAAAAGAGTTAGATATATATGATTGGGTTCAAGACTCGACTTTTCCCACATGGGAATTTCTAGTTTCTGAGTTTAAACGAAATTCCCAATAAATTAAACTCCGTGAGTTTTATAATATTTCTCACGTTAAACTAACAAATATTTCAACCCCTGTGGTTGTTCAAGTTGATAACTTGAAAACTTTTCTTTGTCTAATAAGCATTGAAATTTTATAAAACTATTGCTCCAAATAATAAGGTAGGCTGTCCGTGTAAACAAGCCAACGTGCAGTGTGTACGAAACACACTCGAGAGTGGGGATGGATTTCCCCCAAAATACACATGTCATTGTTATGATGATATTACATATACCAGTCTTATTGATTTGATTGCTGATGAAGGTCACTCTTTTTGTAATTTGAAATGCCAAATCCAATCAGCTGAAGCAGATACTCTTGATGCAAATGCTACAATGGCTTCTGATTCTGTACAAGAACAAATTCTTGGTTTTATTGATGATAAGCCTGGTGTGGATATGGATATTGCTCAACCTTTATCTAGAACTAAACCAGATTCTTCTTTTAATGCTGATCTTGGAGATTTTCTTAAGAGACCTACACTTATTCATGAATTTTCATGGACTGAGGGTACTTCTATTAGTTTAACTACTATTGATCCTTG